GTCACCACATGCGTAAGGGTGGCGAGATCGACGGAATTGCAAGCGCCCGTAGTGCAATTAGGGGATCGTCAGCCCTGGTTGACGGCTCACGGCTGAGTTACGCGCTTTGGCCGGCAATGGCAGACCAGCGGATTCTGACCGAGCAAGTGCTCGGCACCCCGTTAGGGCCGCTGGATTTGATACAAGGCGCAGTCGTCAAGAGCAACGACTTCGGGATGTCTGAGGTGGCTACGTACGTCAGAGACCGCGTCAGCGGTCTCCTGATCGACTGTAGCGAGCAGTTGGCAGAGCAGATCGAGGAGGCGAACACGTTGCCGACGTCAGCGATGCACGACACGGTGCTTGAGGCGACCGTGCGCTGGGATCGAGGTCAGCCGTTCTCGAAGGCCCCGCAGTCGGATAGGTGGATAGGTGCCTGGATGATGCATCAGTTCAAATGCTCGAAGCCGGTGGCGTTGAAGTATTTGCGTGAGTGGGTTGGTCGTGGTGAGCTGATCCAGGAGTGGTGCAAGGAGATACGTTCTAACGGTCTCAAGGGTCGTTGAGACCATGCAGAGACCATGCAGAGACCATGCAAAACCACCCCAGTAGATACACCCGTGGGGGTGTTGGCAGTATGGTCTCTCTTAGAGAGAGAGACCATGCACTGCCACCATCCCGCCCCCGCGACACTGACCATGTAAGAGACTGACACCAACCATGTCTCGAGGCATCATTTGGGAAGAGGGTAATCGCTACGGCAAGCTCGAAGTCGTTGCTTACGACAAGACGACCACCCAAGGCGTTAAGTGGCACTGCCGCTGTGATTGCGGCAAGCGACACACGACCTACGGGAAGAGTCTTCGAGCTGGCCGGGTTCGATCATGTGGTTGCGAGAAAGGATTTTCCGGCGAAGAGGCGTTCTACGAGGCGTTAAGCAGGACCCAGAGTCCTTGCGATAAGGGCTGCGTCGCCTGGGAAACGTGCCGCCAGGACGAGCTTGCGTGTCAGCCCTTTGCGAATTACGCGAAGTTTGGTTGGGACACTACCGGCGACCCAGACAAATTCCCGCCTACCAGGGCGCAATACGAGAAGCTATTTCATGCGTGACACGCGCATAAAGAACGAACTCGGCAACCGTCACGGCGCTCTAACGGTTGTTGATGAGGCACCGAGCAAAGGACGAGGTGCTGAGTGGCGATGTCGTTGCGATTGCGGTAACTACATTACGATTCGCGCTACTTCACTTAGGCGCGGTTACAACAAGGATTGTGGATGCGGTATGGGCGGGAACAGGAAGTTGGGCAGCGCCCTTATCAACATTGGCACGCCACCGTGCGATAAAGGGTGCAGTTGCCGGGATCATTGTCGGCATGAGGAGCTTGCGTGCAAGGCGTATCAGTGCTGGCTTGCGAGTGGCGTCGAGGTTGAGCCTGATCCACAGAACTTTAGACCCACTAACCGACTGTTCGAGAGGATCTTTAAATGAGCAAAATGCAGCGAACCAAGGGTCAGGTAGGTGAGCGTGAGGTCTGCACGATCTTGCGCCAGGAGTTGGGCATCGAGGTGAATCGCAACTGGCAAGCACAGTCTGCTGTTGGCGGTGCGGATATAATGCTTCCAGGCTGGGCGATTGAGGTCAAGCGCGCTAAAGTGCTCCGTGTGGCCTCCTGGTGGACTCAGGCGGCGTTGCAAGCCAATGCCTGTGGTCTTAGGCCTCTTTTAGTGTATCGCCCTGACAGAGGCTCCTGGATGGCTAGAATGAGTATGTGTGATCTGAGGCAGGATTTGAAGTGTCATCACCAGGTGGAGATGGCGTTGGAGTGTTGGGTGAACTTTTACAAGCACACGACTGAGGGCCGCCACATACATGCTGACACTTGAATCGTTCAAACTGTTAGGAGCCAAGCCAGGGCGACTCACGCCTGGTACTGGCGGCGTACCTGACATTACCTTTCAGGAGGTCGCTGATGTTCTGGCATCAGTGCCTTACGAGGTCAGCGTCTACGCCCGGCTAATCTACGGTCAGGAGTGGCATCTCAATGGCACGCTGCGCCAGGTCCTGCTTGATCAGTTGCACACGGATGATGATGAGACAGCAGTGAGCAACGTGGACTACTGGCCCAGGATAATACAGATAGCAGTCGGCACCGCGAGCAGTGCGTATCATTTGACAGCAGGGCAGAAGGCTGTCGCGATGGGAGTTAAGTGGTGGCACAACGGTCACGAGCAGGACTATCAGGCAGCGGCCTCGATCCTCGACGTTTACGACGCTGAGATCCGCATTGCACTTGGCAAGTGGAACGAGAAGCAGCGCGAAGATAACGCTTCAAATGTTTGACCAAGCCCAAAGGTATCTGTATTCTCATAATCGCACAGAGCTATGCCTGTTCGATACCATGTCAGCACACGACACCTCAACAAACGAAGGGTGCTTGGCCTGTGAGTTCCGGTGTGCTTTCCAACATCTTACAAGACGTTAGCAGAAGTTAGCAGAAGTTAGCAGAAGTTAGAAGACGTTCGACGGTATTGTAGAAACAATAGAGTTGGCGCACACACGCCCACTCGCCTGGTGCCGCCGGTCCCGAAATCCCACCAATCATGACCGACGCTTCAGAACAGGCGTAGATGCCTGTGGATAACTTCTCGATGTGCGTCCCAAATGCACACGAAAGCGGTGGGAGTCAATGAAATCAATGACTTAGCGAACACCAGTTAGTTCGCATAATGCTAATTATGTAAAGTCGCAGATCAGCTGCCGGGCCGGACTCCCACAAACGGGCTTAAAACAGGCGTTTTTTGGGCGACCCCCCCACCCCCTTTTTATTTTTCGAAAGGAAAAGGAATATCTCTTCCGCAATTTCGTGGGGAAAAAAGGTAATTTAAGGATTTACTTATATGAGAAAACTTGACGAAAGACAAGAACGATTCGTGCGCCTGTACGTCGAATCCGGCAACGCCACGAAAGCGTGTATTGAAGCCGGATATAGCGAGAACAGCGCCTCTCAAAAAGGGTGGGATTTAAAGAATCGCTACGCAGACGTTATTGAGCAACGCCTCAAGGACGCTGTACGGGACAAAGTCCCAGAAGCGATGCTGACCATCAGCTTCCTGGCGAAAAACGCCAACAGCGAAACGGTGCGCCTGGCAGCTGCCAAGGACATCGCAGATCGCGGCGGCATGAAGCCAACCGACAAGATCGAGCAACAGGTCACCAACATCGAAAAGAGTACGGACGAATTACGCTACGAGTTGGCGAGACTCCTGGGCGACGAACTCATCGAGATCGAAGAAATACCGACTACTCTGAATTAGTTGCACTTATGAAGAGCAATGCCGTTCAAGTCTAAAAAGCAACGCAAGTGGATGTATGCGAACGAACCCAAGATGGCGAAACGCTGGTCTGATGAACAAAAAAAAGCAAATCCTAAGCTTAGAACCAAGAGAATACGTCGAAAAAAAACTTGAGCTGATCAAGCTCATTAGAGAGCGAGAACTTTACAACCAACTCGAAGACTACGACCCGTATCCATTCCAGGAGCGGTTCATCCAAACAACCAGGGAGTCGCTTCAGACTGTCCTTTGTGCAGGTAACCGGGTCGGGAAAACTCGCGTAGGCGCATTTCTCATCGCCGCGTCACTTACAGGCCGCTACCCAGAGTGGTACACGGGACGTACCTTCAACAAGCCGATTACGGCCTGGTGTGGTGGGGTATCAACAGAAACGGTCCGGGACATCGTCCAGGCCGAGCTGCTGGGTACACCTGGAGATCGAAAGGCGTTAGGCACGGGCCTTATACCAAAAGACTGCATCATCGAGACACAGCGCAAGCCTGGTGTCCCGAACGCGGTGTCTATGGCCCTGGTAAAGCACATCTCGGGCGGCACCAGCTACGTCTACTTTAAGGCGTTCAACATGGGCAACGAAGTCTGGATGGGTCGCTCATGTGACCTGATCTGGCTCGATGAAGAGCCACCGAGGACCATCTATACACAGGCTGTCACACGAACCCTCGACCGCAAGGGGACGGTCTTTATGACCTACACCCCAGAGTCGGGGATGTCGGAAACAACAGCACAGTTCTTTAACGATCTACGTCCAGGACAAGCCCTGACTCACGGCTCCTGGGACGACGCGAGCGAGCGTATTAAGACGGTGGTGAAGGGTAACCCCGGACACCTTACGGAATCTGCGATGGAGCAGATCCTGGCCGCGTACCCGCCGCATGAACGAGAAATGCGGAAGTACGGAAGACCGACGATCGGCAGCGGTCTCGTGTTTCCTGTACCAGAAGAGAAGCTCATCTGTGAGCCTTTCTCGATCCCAAAAGAGTATTTAAGGATTGGCGGCATCGACTTTGGGTGGGACCATCCGACAGCTGTTGTCTGGCTCGCCTACGACGCGGACGAGGACACGATATATGTCTACGACACATATCGACAATCAAAGGTTACGCCAGCGGTCCACGCTCTCGCGATCAACACGCGACCCAGGTGGATCAGCTACGCCTGGCCGCACGACGGACATCGCCGGGACGCTTTCGGCAATCCCGGCCTCGCGGAAACCTACCGCGCAGAAGGCGTCAACCTTCTACCGACGCACTTCACGAACCCACCAGCGATGGGGGAGAAGAAGGGTGGTAACGCCATCGAGGTCGGCATAATGGAGATGCTGCAACGGATGGAATCAGGACGCTTTAAGGTGTTCTCAACGCAAATGGATTGGTTTGAAGAATTAAGAATGTATCATCGAAAAGAGGGTCGCATAACACCGATAAGAGATGACTTAATGGCAGCTACTCGATATTGCGCACAGTCCTTACGGTTTGCCCAACCCGAAGGCGAGTCCATGTGGAAGGGAGAACTAAAGTACCCGGAGTTGGGGGTAGTTTAGATGGCAGTGCCAGGCCCGGAAGGTTTATGGGAGTACGCCAAAACACTACCAGAACGCTTACGAGAACAGTTCCTGGCCGGTATGGGCGCGTTTGCAGAAACCCGTCAGCCAGCTCACCTGGCGGGGGCGCTAAACCCATTATCACCACTCATGCAGGACGCGGCAGTACAGGCTGGTGGCCTTATAGCGCCACAGGTGAACGCGCTAAGTCAGTCAGTCTCACAAGGTTCTGAGAACTTGGGCTTTGGCCCACTATCCATACCAGATGTGACTGACGAGCAGTTAGCGCCGTTGCTGATGCTGGGCATGGGTGGGCGTAACAAGATGGGCTTTTACTCACCATCAGGTAAAGCCCTTACGACAGCTCCAGGTAAAGGCCAACCTGGACAATACCTGGCACACCTAAAAAAGGAACCAGGTGCAACCAGAGAGGCGAAGGAGACAGGGCTGCTCCAGGCGTTAGAAGAAGCCCCAGGTACGCTCACGAAGGAAGAAGTGGTTTCCATGTGGAACCCGATAGAGCTGGATGAGACTGTTAAGGGTGATTTAAGTTCCGCAAGAGAGATCAACTTAGATAGTCCGTATGCAATTCCAGAGGTTTTGAATATAGGAAGGATCGCTAACGATAACCCTGGCGATCTGGAGCTGACATTAGTAAATGACTCTGACACATATCAAGCTCTGGAATCTCAATTTCCCGATTTAATGGAAAAGGAAGATTGGGGGGAGATTGTCGTAAATAGTGTTTTTGGCGGCGAATCTAAACCAAGCGATTTAGTCAAATACGCCCACCAAGAAAACCTAAACCTCCCAGGCGGCAGTAACCCGAAAGAGATTCTAGTGCAGTTGCCGACACAGGAAGACAGTGCTCCGTTGTTTACAGAATGGATGAAAAGCAAGGGCTACGACCCTGCATACCGCACAAATTACGTCCGGGAATATCAAAGAGAACATCCACCCAAAGATGTTACTGAATACAAAGGCGGCCATTGGTCAGAACCCAACGTCCTCGCCCACATCCGCACCAACGAGCGCGATGTCGGTGGTGTCAAAGCACTACACATAGAAGAAATCCAATCGGATTGGCATCAGGCAGGGCAGAAGAAGGGTTACAAGAGAGAAACTGTGGAGGACGTACAGGCTCTTGCTCATGCAGATAAAGAGCGGTTCTACTCAGGCAAGGGGTATACGACCGATGATGAATGGGATGCATTGTCAGAAAAAGTAGCGCAATGGGATGCAAGGGAGAGAGTTGCACAAAAAGGAGTTCCAGACGCACCATACAAAAAAGATTGGCACGAACTCGCTTTCAAACGTGCGCTGATGGAAGGGATAAACGATCCCTCCATCGAGCGCCTCACCTGGACAACAGGTGACGTACAGAAAGAAAGGTACAACCTGGCGAAGTATATAAATTCGATTGAAGCACAGGCTGTCGGAGATAACTTCAATCTCGCAGTGACCCACAAAGACGGTCATGCACAGAACTTGCAGAATGTTACTCCTGACGAACTCGCTGATCATGTCGGCAAGGAAATGGCTGAGAAGATTGTCAGCGATGTTGTAGCGCCGAATTATGGTGTGGTAAAGACCAGTCAAGGATACGAAATCACTGTAGATGGTGAATTAGAAGGTGGTTGGTACGACTCCGAAAAAGAAGCTCAACACGCTATTTCACAGTATGAGACAGGGGATATGGAAGGTTTTGGTGGAAAGCCAGCAACCTATTCCGGCCTCGATCTCGAAGTCGGTGGCGAGTACCACAAACAACTCTACGACGGAAAGATCACCAAGTTCGCTAAGAAGTTCCTAAAGAAGTACGGGGTGGAGCCGGAGCGGATTTCGGAACAAGCTGATTATCTCGAGGAATACGAAATCATCGCTGAGGATTACCCACCCGATAGGACAGATGACCAGCATCATCTTTACCGAAATGGTGAATGGATAGATTCGTTCCCCTCTCGAAAAGAGGCTGAAGATTATTTAAATAAGCAGCAGAACATCTGGTCCATCGACATCACTCCCGAAATGCGCCAGGACTTACAACAAAAAGGTGTACCACTGACTATGAATGACAAAAAACCATTACTGGCTTACGCCTGAGAACTAAATGGCAAAACTTGACGACGAAGAACTCCTAGCAAAAGTCCAGCAAGAGGTTAACGCTGCGCTCGGCTACGAAGACGAAATCTCCGAACAACGCAAAGAGGCGTTGCTGCGATATACCTCTCAGCCTTACGGCAATGAGGTGGACGGTCGCTCCCAGGTTGTGGACACGACCGTCATGGATACGATCGAGTGGATTAAACCATCACTCATGCGGATCTTCACGAGCGGTGATGAGGTCGTAAAGTTTCTTCCTGAAGGACCAGAAGATGTGCCAACGGCACAACAGGCGACTGACTACATCAACTGGATTCTGACCAGGAAGAATAATTGGGCCGAGCTGTTTCTCACCTGGATCTCTGACGCGCTTCTCGAAAAGGTCGGCATCATCAAGGTCTTTTGGGATGACACCGAAAAGAAGAGTAGGGAGGAGTATCACGATCTCACCGACGTAGAACTCGAACAGCTCATCGCGTCTGACGACGTTGAAGTTCTCGAACACACTGAGCGCAGTGAAGAAAACGACAGCGACATTGAAGATCCAATGGAGGCGATGCTGGTCAATACAGCACTCCACGATGTCGTTATTACGCGGCAATCAAAAAAGGGTGGCGTAAAAATATCCAACATCGCGCCTGAAGAGTTCCTGATCTCCCGAGAAGCACAGAACGTGGACGATGCCAGGTTTGTCTGCCATCGCTCACGCATGACGTTGGCCGAGTTGCGCGAAATGGGCTACGACGTTGATGAAGACCTGATCGGCTCCAGCGACGCCGGTAGCTTCAACTTCAACATGGAGAACAACGCCCGACACCAGTTCGACAACTCCCAGGGCTGGCCTTTCGATAACGACGAAGGCGAGGGGGCTTTAAAAGAAGTCTGGGTGTTCGAGAGTTATATGCGCGTTGAGATCGAAGGCGGCTTCTCGGAGCTGCGCCGGATTTTGACTTGCGGCAATCAGGTACTCGCTAACGACCCGGTGGATCGAGTGCCATTCGCTACGCTCTGTCCTATACCAATGGCGCACAAGTTCTTTGGTATGTCGATTGCAGATCAGGTGATGGACCTCCAGCTCGTAAAAACAGTGCTGCTTCGAAATCTCCTCGACAATATGTACTTGCAGAATGCCGGTCGCGTAGCAGTACAGGAAGGAATGGTTAATCTGGACGATTTGTTAACCCAGCGCCCAGGCGGCATTGTAAGAACCAAAGCGCCTGGCGCAGTGACTCCATTACCAACACCGCAGCTCCAGCCTTACGTCTTTGAGATGCTGGGCTACATCGACAAAATTCGCGAAGAACGCTCCGGCATGACCAAGATGAGTCAGGGCCTAGATCCCAACGCACTTACAAGCCACACCAGTGCAACCCAGGTTTCCCAAGTGATGAACGCGGCACAGCAGCGTGTTGAGCTGATCGCCAGGATCTTCGCCGACACCGGCGTTAAGAAGATGGCGAATATGGTTTACGAATTGATTTCCAAACACCAGGACAAGGAACAGGTAATTCAGTTACGCAATGAGTGGGTCCCAATCCGTCCCGATATGTGGCGCGATAAAATGGATTGTATTGTCCAGGTCGGTTTAGGACACGGAAATCGTGACCAGCAGATGATGCACCTGACGCAGATGATGCAGTTCGCCGGTCAAGCTATGTCCGGCGGCTTGTCCATTATCACCGAGCAGAACCTGTACAACATGGGTGCGGCCCTGGTGA